GGTGATGGCATAGCCCCAGCTGGTCTCGATCAGACCGCGGCGCTGGAACCAGTCCTGACGGTGGCGGTTAGGATCAAAGACGACGTGATCATCGTATTCGCCGCGCCAGAACTCCTGTGCGTTGGAAATTACAACGCCGTCCTCGGTCTCGATTTCAGCGCAGAAGGCCCGAGGATTATTTGGATGCGCGCGCACATCGGTGAGCGTCAGGAACATGCCGTTGATCAGGCCGAGATCGTGGCGGTTGCGTAGGCAGATGATCTTTTCGCCGGCGCCGGTGGGATAGTCGGCGCCATATCCGGCGGCCTGCTTCATGGCCATGTTGAGACGACGGCGCGTCGCGTTCTTGCCGCAGATCACCTGACCTCCATTGAGCAGCTGCCCCGGCATCACCTCGCGCTGCAGCATCTTCCAGACATTCTCGTCGTAGGCACCAAACGGGATGGGCTCGCCGCGCCGCGCCATTGTAGCCAAACGCAGGATCGGGCTGTCCGCCGCCTGGCGGTGGATTTCCGTCAGCATGACGTCCGGTTCGGCATCCGTAAAAAAGCTTTTCTCCCCGACAGGCGGCAATTGCCCGGGATCTCCCAGCACAAGGATGGGCTTGCCAAAGGCCAGCAGATCCTCCGCCATCTGCTTGCCCACCATAGACACCTCGTCGAGCACTAGGAGTTCTGCATCGCGCAGATCAGATTGCGGGTTCAGCACGAATTGCGGCTCATGGATGCGGTCGAGACGGAGCTTTAGCTGCGCAATCTGGGCCTCGGCAAAGCCGCGCTCAGCCACGCCCATGCGCGGCAGGTCCCGCTCCAGCGCCGCCAGTTCCTCGGTCACGCGCGCGATTTCCTCGGGCGAGGCTTCGGAATGGCGATAAATCAGGCTGTGAATGGTCTGCGCCGGCGTGCCTTTGCGCGTCATTACGTGCACCGCCTTGCCTGTGAAGGCGGCGAAGAGCACCCCACCCAAACCACCGGGTGTCATGGGCTCAAGGCCGAGCGCCTCAATTGCCAAGGCGGTAATGGTGCTTTTGCCCACCCCTGCATATCCGAAGACGCGGAAGACCTGCTGTTCATGTGTGCGGTGGCGATACCAGTCGCGGATGGCCCTAATCGCGTCAGCTTGCGTCTCTGACACGGTGATGCTCATGGCTGACCCTCCGACCAGCAGCGCCTGCTGAAGGGGCAGAAGCGACAGAGGTAGAAATCAGCGTGGGCGGCAATGCGCGGCAGCAACTCGCCTGCATCGGCCGCGCGCAATACGTCCACCGCCTTATCCGAGAGCGCCTGTGCAGCGGCAGCGTCAAACGGGACATGTTCGTGGTAAAGCTCGCATGTATCCTTGTTCAGAGCAGTGAACAGCGCGGCCTCAAGGCCCATATAGGCCATGTAAATCTGCATCTGCGAAAAATAGACCGGCTTTGAGACCTGCACGCCCTTCTTGGCGGTGTCATTCCAACTTGAGGCTTTCAGCGCCTTGTGCTCCCACAGCACCGGCCAGGTCAGGCCAATCTCCGGGCCGCCAACGATGACCCCATCAACGTGTCCGCGGATCCGCCCGCCCGCGGTCTCGAAGCCGAACTGGCCGCCGTCGCGCTTTTGCGTGCGCAGATCGAACCCAGCCTCCCGCAGCCACCGGATGGCCAAATCCTCAAAAACGTGGCCCGCCTCGAAGATACGCAATGTCTGCCCAGCGAACTCCTTGCCAGAATCAACTGTTGTCTTGGTGAATTCATAGACAAGCCGGCGCGCACAGGGGTCACCGATGCGGCTGGCGCCAAGATAGTCGCGGGGCCGTTGGGTATCACGTTCAGCAACGAGAGCCCGGTCGATCGCGGCGTTGATCCGAGCCCCAAGCAGCGCGCGGTCATTAGCGGCGCACCCATAGACGAAGCCAGAATTGTGGTTCAGGTCAAGCATGTCGGCCTCCGATCAAAAGGGGATATCGCCGGCATCCGATTGGCGGCGCATGGAGGCCTGGAACCCGTCCACACAGGCCTCAATCAGACAGTCGATCTCCTCGGCCGGCCGGTCGAAAAAGGCCTCCATGAGACCCATCTCCGTTAGTGCGTCAGCGAAGTTGCGACGCGCCTCAACAATGGCGCGGGTTTCCATGTCGGTCTTGTCGATCATTCCAAAATTCCTCAGGGCAATGGCACTGCCCATGGTGAGGCAGGCCATCGAACAAAATCGGTGATACGGATGGCGATCCCATCGCAATTGGTGGCAGTAGCCGAAGCCCCGGGCTTCCCGGCCGCAGAAAGCGCAGGGCAGGCGGCGGGCGAGATCCGTGTGGCTCACCCCATGAGCAGCAGGTCGAGTGCTGCGCGTTCCTCTGGATCGGGTCCTCGTGTCCTGCGTTCCGAGGCCAGTACGATGAAGCGGCTGATCGCGTTTGACGCCATGCATTCGAGATCCTTTCGCGTGAGGCTGGCGATGGGGCGGTCGAGCCGCCCCCGCGCTTCAAGCCAACGACCCATTGCGAGGGCCGCCTCCGTTGTGACATGCGCCTGCCAGTCGTCCGGGCTCATGGGTTCAGCCAGGCCGGGCCACCAGCGGGCTGAGTGCCACTCGATGGTTCGGAATTGGACTGGGCTTGCGGATCCGATGCGTCCTGCCCCGACCATGCTGGCGCTGAGCCAGCTTGTGCGGAGGACCCCTGCCCCCATGCAGGCGCTGCGGACACAGGTGCGGTTGCTGCTGGGCGCGCGCGGTTCGAGGGCTGCGCCGGGACCTGTTCCCCTGCCATGACCTTTTGCCATTCTGGCGCGGTCGGCAGGACCACATGGTCGAGCTTGTTGGCGTCTTTGTAGGCCGGGTTCCGGTTGGGCTCGATCTGGATCTTGGCCACGAAGGTGATGCCATCGAGATCGGCCAGTCCGCGCAGCACGCGTTTGGTCTTGGCCGCCTCACTCATGTCGTCAGGGTTCAGCCCAAGCGCGCTGTCGATCATTCCCCGGAACTGGCTCTTGGAGATTTTCCAGCCGATCGACTGGCCCTGCTCGTCAAGCTTGCCGCCCTGTACCGTGAAGTTCTGCCAGAACTTGCGCCGGGCAAATGGACCCTCGGCCACGGTGAACTCAGCATCCACCATCAACACATCGCTACCGGGCTGGTTCGAGGGCTTGAGCAGCCCACGATCCACCTCGCTCATCCCATCCGTACCCCCCTTGCGGATGGACATAGTCACCTTGGCAAAGGTACCGTCGGGGATCAGGTCACCGGACTGCTGCGGCGCCACGTCGTTCATATCAAAGGTCATCGGATTATCCTTTCGGGGTCTGGTTAATCTTGGTGAGCAGCGAACCCAGGTTGGGGGGCTCAGTGAGATCGAGCTGTCCACTGCGATCCTTGGCCGGCAGCCCCCATGGGTTACCCGCCTGGCAAACAAGGCGGCGCGCCTGGCCCTTGTCCGGGTCGTATTGCCAACTGACGCCGCCATCCTCGCCAGTCTCCTGCGTGAACAGGCCCAGCGTCAGGACCTGGTCGACGATGCCGGGCAGCTCACGCGCAGCCTTGCCGCCCTCCATCTGTGGCTGCCAACTCACCCGGTTCATGTCGTCGACAACCTTCTCGAGAATGCCGACAAAGATGACCGTCCGCCCCGGCGCATGCTGGAGGTGCTTCAAGAGCCCGATGACCTCACGCGCCAACAGGCCGTAAGCACCACGCGTATCCGGCTTGCCCGTCCGTTCTGACAAAGCCTCGGGCCGGGTCTTGGCCCACGCCATCGCCTGGCGCGTCAGATCAGTGATGCTGTCGACGAATACGATGCGCTTGCCGTCAATTCTTTCGGCGAGGTCCGGATGCTGCGCGCGTAGATGCGCATGGTGCGCCTCCGAGAAATGCTCATCGGGTTGCGCCGCCGGGTTGGCCCCACCGATCAGGCAGGCAATATCGACCGCGTCTGCAAAACGGCGGACTGGAATGCTATCGCCGGGCCAGTGCTGAACGGATTTGAGACCCGCTTCGAGATCGATGCAGAGCGTCTCATCCGGCGGCAATGTCTTGAGCAACGTTGTCTTGCCCGCGCCGCTCGGCCCGAACAGCGCTATGGTGGTCTTACCCTGCGCTTCCCGCAGGCGCTCATCGGCGGAAAGAATGCGCAGGCTCATGCTGCGTTTCCTTTCACAAGAGAGACCTTCAGCGCTCCCACCTTCACAGTGCGTGCAGGCTCGAACCCCTTACGCCAGGCCTCAGGCAGCGCCCGATACTTGCGCTCGGAGACCGTCAGCTTGGTGTCGATGAACTCGGCCGGATCCTCGCCGCTGTCAGCGATGTTCCGGGCGATCTGCGCCAGTTTGTCCTGATCCCAGTCGACGCGCTTCGGCAGGTCGGCCACCACCGTGTAATCGCCATCGGCGATGCGCACCGTGCCGGTGTCCTTGCCGCAGGCGCGCCGCGCCTCGGCAGCGCGGGTGGCATAACGCACCTCGAGAGCCGCGCTGAACCGCGCTGTCGCGGCCCTCAGTTGTTTAGTGGCGTGATCCAGCTCGCCTTGAAGTGATGCTAGTAATTCCACAGGCATCTGAGCGAGTTCGCCGGTGGACATGTTGAGCATGTCATCCACGCTCGGGGTATTCTCAGGATAAGGCATGGGGTCTCCTTTTTTGGGGGATGGGTCAGGCCGCGACGTCTGCCAGCTGCGTCACGGTATCAGCGGTTCGAGATGTTTGGGGGCGTGCGATTGCGAGATAGGAAAAGAGATCCGGCCCGAGGCGATCTTGGACGAGGTGGACGAGACCCTGCCCCTCGCACCCAAAAGCACGGTCGCGCAGAAGCGCCAGTTCAGCGCGCGTATTCAGGTCCAACTTCGAGGTGAGCTTATCGGCATCCACCGAGAGGTAGCCGCGGTGATATTCCAGCCTTTCGCCGGGTTCAGCCTGCGCCACCCAGGCGCAGAACTGAATCTCCGAGATCGGCTCCCTCTGCCGGATTGCGGTGGCGGTCTTGCGCAGCTTCATGGTCTGGCCCTCCCGTCACGCTGCTGTCGACGGGCGCGTTGCGCGCACCGCAGAGGTATTGTCGGGGGCCTGGACCCAGAGCAGCGCGACGACCTGCGCGGTGGGACCATCGCCACTCGAAAACACCGCCAGCAGCGGTGTGCCATCCTCATGCGCACCCGCGGCCTCGATCCGAAAGGCCTCATGCATCCGCAGGATCTCTGGCAATTCCCAACGGCGATACAAACCCGGGATCCGGACCATCTCGCCATCTTGGTCAGTCTCTTGCATCGATCATTCCTCTCCAGTGCGCAGCCCCGATCCGGGCCATTCAAAAACCAAAAGCCACCCAGGCGGCCCAAGTGGGACATCGCTTCAGAATTTTTCTTGGAATGCTTCACGAAGGCGCC